CACGACGAGCTTCGCCTGGAGATCGATTCCGATCTGCTCGCCCAAGGCGTGCAGGCGCTCCGGCGTCGAACGGGCCGGCAGGGGCGGCGCTTTGCCGTAGCTGAGCGCGCCCTACTTTCCGACGTCGAACCGACGGCCATCGCCCGCGAGGCTGGCATCGACCCGAAGACGCTCGAGAGGTGGCGCGGGGAGTATGGCGAGGCGCTCCGGCAGCAAATTTACAAAATAAAAAACCGCAAAAAGGCCTACAAAGCCTAAGCCTTCATGGATTTACAGCGAGACGGTGCGCCACGGAAATTCCCGAAAGTGCCTGCCTCAGTTCGTTATGAAAGGTGGGAGAAGGTGCGCGCGCGTTGTTTTTTTGCGAGGAGGACCATCTAGAAGCAGCCACAGGTTGTAGTCCGATGCGGCTCGGACGGCGTTCGAGTCGTGTCGATCGAGTCCGATCACCGTGAGAGTGACGGCGCGGGCTTTCGGCTACTCGCGCGTCTTTTGCCGGCGATCGAGCGGCTGGACAGCACGATTCGGAAGCAAGGCTGAAACGGGAAAGGGAGCGCAGCAGCCAGCGCATCACCGCTGACTGCTGCTTGTAGGTTGTTACCAAGAAACCCCAGGAGAGGTTTTCCGGGCGTCCCCTACGTGCTGATTGTAGCGCGATAGGCTGCCCCGGCGCAGTCGCCCGGCGAGATAGGGGGAGCTGGCCCGTACGGACCTGAGTACGGCGTCTTCCGGAGGACCACGACCCGGGCACGACTGAGAACGTGGCGCGCTGACTCGAGAGCGATATTCGGGTCGATGACCTGTCCGGAACACGTTCGGGCTGCAATCAGTGCAGGCACTGCTGGCGAGCATCCTGCGACCTCAGGCTGCCGACGGCGACGTCGGTAGAGACAAGGCCCTACGCATTCACCACGGGATCAGGCGCTCCGACACCCCCGGAGCGTCCGGTGGATTGCAGGTACGGGGTCACAGCGGAAGGCGGACACGAGCTGTGGCAGCGATAGCGAAACGCTTTTCCCTAGTACCTGAGGGATCTAAACGTAGGGGTGTGGGCTTTTTTAAACGTGAAGAACTCGATGACGAGCAACCACCATGAACATGAACGCCACGATTCGCGTCGGCGCAGGAGGGCGCAGTTGATGATGCACCGCGCATGTCCGCGCCCGCTTTTGACGCCCAGGGCCCGTGCCGCGCACCGCCGCCTGTCGGACTGTGCCGAAGCCCTGGTCGAAGTGCTGCGCGATTGCGCCCCGATCTCTGTGGCCCTGCGCTTCGTCGCCGAATGTCTGGAGGAGCTCGCGCAGGAGCACCGTGAGCAGGCGGAGACGTGCGCTGAACACGAAGTGGCCGACGCCGAGTGCTTCCGTCGCTGGCGGGCGCTGCCCTGTGAGCGCGACGACCTGCCAGTCAACGATCCCCGCCTGCGAGGCGGGGCGTGACGCCCACGCGCTCCACGCTGCCCGGGCGGCCGTGCTCAGCGCGCGGGTGCTGGCGGCTCGCGGTCCGTCGTGGATACTGCGGCCCCCACGCCACCGAACGCGATCGGGCCCGCCCTAACGCCCGTGAGCGAGGCTATTCGAGCCGCTGGGACGCCTTCGCTCGCACCTGGCTGGACCGCTTGCCCTACTGCGGCCAGCAGCATGACGGGCGCTTTGACACCACCCATTCGCGCTGCGCTCGTGCAGGCAAACGAACACGCGCCACGGTTGTGAATCACCGCCGCAGTCCACGTCAAGGCGGCGACTGGTTCGACCCGCTCAACCTGGAGAGCGCGTGCGCCAGCTGCAACGCCTCACACGCGCACGCAACCGGGTTGATGAACGCGAAGACGACGGCCACCGACGCGATCGATTGGAACATCGGATGAATCGTCATTACGTCAGTATACGTAACCGCAGCTCATTGAATCTGTTGGCTTTAGCCGGAAGTCTCTTAGCGCGCCCTACCGGACCGGCTGGTCGGCTGGAAACCTTCCCTACGGGTCTGGAGGTTTGAGATGGCAGGAAGAGGACCGGCGCCGAAACCGGCGCATCTGCGGGCGCGAACGAATCGCAAACCCGGCGCAGCTCTGCTCGAGGCGCGCGCACGGACGCGCAATAACGTGCCGCCGATACCCAACCCGGATCGGCGCGCGTGGCACCCGCTGACGGTCTCCAGCTGGAACCACGCCTGGTCCTCTCCGATGGCCACGCAGTGGCTCGACACCGACGCCGATGCACTCGGCCGGCTCGCGCTCCTGTGGGATGCGTTTTACCGGGAGCCGGACGCAAAGGTGCTCGCGGAAATTCGATTGCAGGAATCGAGGTTCGGCCTGTCGCCGCTCGATCGCAGTCGGTTGCAGTGGGAAATTCAGCGCACGGAAGAACGAGAGACGACAACAAAGACGCAACCGAAACGCCCGGCGAGCGGTGATCCCCGCCGGCTCTTGATGGCGGTGAAGTAGTGATTCTCATGGTTCCGCAGGATCGGGAATTCTTTCCGACGCTCGGCCCCGCCGTGTGCGAGTTCATCGAATCGCACCTGGTGCATGGGCCCGGCGACTTGCGGGGAGAACCGGCGCGGCTTGACGAGGAGAAGCGAGCACTCGTCTACCGCATGTATGAAGTGTTCCCCACCCGTCATCCGCAAGCAGGCCGGCGACGGTTCAAGCGTGCCGCGATCTCGCTCCGCAAGGGCAGCGCGAAGACGGAATTCGCCGCGTGGATTGCCGCGTGCGAGCTCCACCCCGACGCGCCCGTGCGCTGTGTCGGCTGGGATCGTAAGGGGAACCCGACCGGCGGCGGGGTGACGGATCCGTATATCCCGCTCGTGGCCTACACCGAGGAGCAGTCCGACGAGCTGTGCTATGGCGCGCTGCGCGTGATTCTCGGGCTGAGCGACCTTGCCGCTGACTTCGACATCGGGCTCGAGCGGATCCTCCGAAGGCGCGGCGACGGCAAGGCCGTCGCGTTAGCGACCGCGCCCGATGCGCGGGACGGCGCGCGCACGACGTTCCAGGTGTTCGACGAGACGCACCGCTTCACGTTGCCCCGACTCCTCCGCGCGCATCAGGCGATGCTCGCCAACATTCCCAAGCGGCGTCAGTCGGACGCGTGGAGTCTAGAAACGACGACGGCACCAGAACCAGGGACGGGGTCGGTCGCGGAAGCCACGATGCAGTATGCGCGGTCGGTCGCGGACGGGTCGGCGTCCGATAGTCGGCTGTTCTTCTTTCACCGCGAAGCGTCGGACACGCACGACTTGAGCACCGACGAAGGCGTGCGCGCGGCCGTGCTCGAGGCATCGGGCCCCGTGGCCGAATGGTCGGACGTCGAGAGCATCGTCGAGCAATGGCGGGATCCGACCGCCGATCGCGCCTATCTCGAGCGCGTCTGGCTCAATCGCCTCGTGCGGTCGTCGTCGCAGGCGTTCGACGTCGAACACTGGAAACAACTGGCGGCAGACAACCCCGTTCAGTCGGGCGATCTGATCGTGATCGGTTTCGACGGCGCGATGTTCCACGACTCGACGGCCATCGTCTGCACGCATGTCGCCAGCGGCTATCAGTGGGTCGCGGGTCTCTGGGAACGTCCCCACGGGCACGAGGACTGGCAAGTGCCGGCCGACGAGGTCGATCTGGTGATGCGGGATCTGTTTGAGCGGTACGACGTCTGGCGGCTCTACGCGGACCCGCCGTACTGGCAGACCTGGGTCGCGCAGTGGGCGGGAGCGTTCGGCGCGGACCGTGTGGTCGAGTGGTGGACCAATCGCCGCCGGCAGATGACGGGGGCGCTCGAGGGGTTTGCCACGGCCATCAAAGCCAGCACGCTGAGCCACGACGGTGATTCCCGTTTGCTGCGGCACCTTGGGAATGCGCGGCGTGCGGATCTCAATCAGCTCGACGAGCAGGGAAAGCCGCTCTGGCTGATTCGCAAAGAACGCAGCGACAGTCCACACAAGATCGATCTGGCGATGGCGGCCGTGTTGTCGTGGGAAGCGCGCACGGACGCGATCGCGGCTGGCGCGTCGGGTGGCGGGTCAGTCTATGACGATCCCGACTACGAAATGATTGTTGTGTAACCAGCGGGGAAAGTCGGCGCAGGCCCGAGAGGCCGCTAAACCGAGAGCGCCACTTGAGCGCCTTTCGTTCAGGAGCAGGTCATGAGCGTATTCAGTCGAGGTAACGAGCAGGTCGATTTCAAAGCATGGACGGTCGAGGGGCAAGATCTCACGAGACCGTTCGCCGAACAGCAGGCGCGGATCGTTGAGCGCGACAGCGAATATCAGCGTCAGGTGGCGAGTCGCGGCGGCACGATGACGTCGAGCCTCACAGATGAGGCTCAAGCGGCAGTCGCAAAGGTGCGCCACAAGCGGGCTGCGGCGTTGGCCAGGTTTGGCCGGCAGAAGGAAGCGATCATCAGTCGGGAATATCAGCGACTC